TCTAATTACAGAGAAAACAAGTTCTAATCTTAAAACAATTGTTTTAAACGCAATAATAAACTCAATACCAGATTAATATATGAAATATGCTCTTATAGATACTGCCAATACTTTTTTTCGTGCAAGGCATATAGCCTCACGCAGTAGCACAGTTGAGGAAAAGATCGGAATGGCAATTCATCTTACATTAGCAAGTACTAATCAAATTGTTAAACGTTTTGGAATTGATCATGTTGTGTTCTGCACCGAGGGAAGGTCATGGCGTAAGGACTTCTATAAACCTTATAAAGCCAATCGTGTTGTAGATACAATGTCTCAAACTGAGGCTGAGGTTGAAGAAAATAAAATGTTTTGGGAGGTGTATGCAAATTTTATAACCTATCTCAAAGACCGCACAAACTGTAGTGTCCTGCGTGATCCTAAGGCTGAGGCTGATGATCTCATTGCCCGCTGGATTCATTTGCATCCAGAAGATGAACATTTTATAATTTCAACAGACAGCGATTTTTACCAATTAATTTCTCCCCGTGTAAAACAATATTCGGGTGTCACTGGTGAATTGATTACGCTTGAGGGCTATTTTGATGATAAAGGTCGTCCAGTAAAAGATAAGAAAACTAAAGAGCCCAAACTATTAGAGGATCCACAATATATCCTATTCAAGAAGACCATGCGCGGTGACGCAACAGACAACGTATTCAGTGCTTTTCCCGGGGTACGTGAAAAAGGTTCAGCAAAGAAAGCTGGATTGATTGAGGCTTATGCTGACCGTGAAAAACAAGGCTACACCTATAACAATCTGATGTTGCAACGCTGGACCGACCACGAAGGTAATGAGGTCCGTGTGCGTGATGCATATGAACGTAATCGGGTATTGATTGACTTGACAGCACAGCCAGATGATGTTAAACTATCAGTAGATACTCACATTCGTGAGGGTGTTCGTACAACTACTATTCCTCAAGTTGGTATTCACTTGATGAAGTTTTGCGGTAAGTATGAGTTGCAAAAAATTGCGGACAACGCAGAGACCTATGCAAAATGGCTTAACAGCCCTTATGTAGGCGTATTAAAATGAATGAAAAATTAATCGGAGACTTGTGGATAGAAGCACAGCGCCAAATGACTGGAAAAAGTACTAAAGAGTTTGCAAACAATTTTGCAACATTGATTATTAACCAATGTGTTAATGTATCACTACAATCCAGTCACCGTGAAGATGATATGGGTGCTATCATTGCTAGTCATATTAAAGAATTATTTGGAATTGAATAATGAAATTAAAAATTTGTGGATTAACATACGAGGTACTGTATAAGACACCAGAAGAAATGCAAGGTACAATTGGTCTTGCACGATTCAATGACCAAGAGATTTGGATTGGTAATCAATTTACTGAACAAACTAAAAAGATTGCATTGTGGCATGAAGTGTTACATATACTAGACCATGCTTACAATCTAAAAATGACAGAAGAACAGGTTAAGTTTCAAACTCATGCATTGATTGCATTAGTGGAAGATAATCCAGAGGTATTTAGTAATGGCACAACACAGTAATTACTGGAGTTGCTCACCCTTTGCTGATTGGGTGCGCGGTACTCGCAAAATGAATGCGGGTACAAGTGAAGAATGGGATGATTGGCATAACAAGGCTAAAGGTTATAATCCTGTTCGTTATTGGTTAGCAGAAGAAGCACTTGATAAACTTCAAGATTTTGTAACATATCCTATTCGTAAAATATATGACCTCAAATATTACATTAATAACCGGTACGTTACTCGTACTCATGCTCTCACCGCTCATCACCGTGATATTAAGCCTGGTTCTTGGTCTGATGTTGGGCGCCGCTTCCTTCCATGCTTATTTAATGAGTTGGTTGATTTTGTCGAGGTCGAGCAAGCCTGGAGCCACATCGCATGGGGAAATAAAGAAGATAGAAAGAAGTATGATGCTCCTTTTTATGCTACTGGGTGGTGGCGTTGGCGCACTTGGCGTTGCAGTCAAGCAGGTCTCGATCATCTTGACTGGGCAATGACTCTTACTGATGTTGAATGGTTAGATGAAGATAAAAAGCATTTAGCAAAACCAACTAATCAAGCATTAGTTGCCAAAGAGATTAAAGAACTTTACACATGGTGGACAGTTACATATCGCAATCGACCAGACCCATATGACGCAAGTGGTTGGAGTGAGTATTGTGAAAATTTACGAATCATACATGGTACTAACTGGATTGGTAAATCAGCAAATCCTTCTACTAAAAAGAAGGGTGATAAGGCTATGAAACTATTAGACAAGATTGAAAAAGCCTACGAAAAAGAAGATACCGAAATGATGATTCGGTTGATTAAGATAAGAGATAGTTTGTGGACTTGAATTCTATTAAATCTCAATTAAACACGTTGAGTCCTACCTTTTGCGGAGCAAAATGGTATAACGCAACTGTTTGGTTGGGTAGTGGAAAAACAACTAGTTGCCATCATCCACCTGCTCATAAAGTTAGTGTTGAATCCATCAAGCAAAATTATAAGATGCTACACAATACGCCTGAAAAAAAAGATGATCGGCGTAAGATGCAACTAGGTGAAAGACCTGTTGGATGTGAATATTGCTGGAAAATTGAAGATATGGCTGTTGATAGTATCAGCGACCGAGTATATAAAAGTATGGTTTATACTAAATCAGATTTGATTGAGGCAAGCACTAGAGATTATAACGAAGATATTGATTTGAAAACACTTGAGATTGCGTTTGATGGCACTTGTCAATTTGCATGTTCATACTGTAACCCCAGTTTTTCAACAACATGGGTAAAAGATATTAAAAAATATGGACCATATATTGATATAGCAGATTCACGTAATCATTATAAGGATGAGCATTCATCAGACCATTTGTATACTTATAATGAAAGTAATCCATACGTTGAGGCATTCTTTAAATGGTGGGAAACTGATTTACATAAAACATTGAATCGTCTTAGAATAACAGGCGGTGAACCATTAATGAGTGGTCATACTTGGAAACTCTTAGATTGGTTTAACGAAAATAAATCTAAAAGCAAAACACGATTAGCAATCAATACTAATCTTGGTTTCGATAAAGATGTATTAGAAAGATTGCTAGCATCAACGGAGAATGTTCAATTAGAAATATACACCAGTAATGAAGCAGTTGGGAAATATGCCGAATACATCAGAGACGGCTTAGATTGGGAACAATGGGTTTCTAACATGAAATTTCTAATAGAGTCAAAAAGAATTCTAAATCTTCATGTTATGTTTACCGTTAATAGTTTGTGTTTAGAATCACTACCTAATTTATTAAATTTGTTATTAGAGTGGAAACAACAGTACGATACTTCTATAGGCTTTTCAATAAATATACAACGATTTCCTAGTTTTCAATCAGCAATTGTTTTACCTTTAGACATAAGAACACAATATAGTCAACGTATTACAACTTGGTTAGATGAGAATAGACAAAATAATTTATTGCAAAATAACGAAATTAATCAAATACAAAGGCTGATTGATTATTTACAATTAGTAGATATTCCACATGGTCTCAATTTTGATAGAGAACAAATTCAAAGAGAATATAAATCTTTTTATAGTCAATACGATGTACGGAGAAATAAAAATTTTGAAGAAACATTTAAGGATAGTCTTTTAATTGATTGGTATAAAAGTTTAAAGGTATAACTTGTGGAATTAATTGTTATTTTATTGTTAGTTACAATACTGTTTATCAAGCATAGACGAAAGGCAAAACATGAAGAAGAAAAAGTATTACAAGAACGTGATAAGGCAATTGAATGGTACCGAGAACAAATATTTCGTAAAAAAGAAAAAGTAATTAAAGATGAATAAGTATATAACCAACAAATTCAATGATGTATTTCTTCCTTATGAAGAAGGTATGATTGAGTGGCTTATGGAAAATTATCCACATAGTAAATATCGTGTGGTGGAGGTTAAATGAAAACAATAAAAAATTTCTATAAAGATAGAGTAACAGTGCTGATAGCAATAATGCAGGACGCAACCTTTATTTGGAAAAGCACTTTTGGTATCAAAGTATTGAATGAGGTTCCGCAAGGATTTGATTCATTATCAACAACAAAACCCCCAATGGGTTCTAATGATTATCATTTAAAAAAAAATATAAAAGAACTTGCTGAATTAATTGAACAAGAAACAAATCAAGTTATTGTAAATACTTGGGGAAATATTATTAAATCAAATAAATGGCTAGGTGCTCATACACATAATCATAATAAAAAAATTAAATCGGTTGCAACGTATATTGTTCAAGCGACTCCCAATGACACAATAACTTTTGAAGATCAGGAAGTTCCTGTAGAAAATAATATGTTGTTAATTTTTGATTCAGCATTATATAACGGCATTAAACCGATTGAACGTAGAAGTGACTTTATGATAATAACATTCGAATTGGCTGACAAATGATTTACTTTACACTACGCTTAACTAATCCATGGAGTCCAACTTGGGAAGTTTTAAAATCTTCCGGAGGACAACTTACTAGAAATAAAGCATGGGAATTTAATCTATATCATAGCAATGAATTAATAGGTATAGAATTTCAACACACTACGAGAACCGATCATGCAGGACTTAAATTAATATTATCATTTTTTAATTATACCTTTGAGTATAAACTGTATGACATAAGACATTGGGATTATACTGAAGATAAATGGAGCAATAGTACATATGCGTAATCAAGCAGAATACTTTAAAGAAAATCGCTATCAAGCCAATTATGAATTTGGTGAACGTATCTTTGGATATTGGAACAGTGTCCCTTTCATCGGCACAGTTGGCAATGATACTGTAATCAATGAGACGGTAGGGCCACAGTTTAGTATCCACTTAGATTTACCAATTAAGTATCAAAAAGTTATCTATAATGTTATAGTAGACAAACAAAGTAATTTCAAAAAGATTACAAAACTAATAGAAATGGAAGAAGATGTCAAAACCACTAATCGCAAAACCCGTCGTTAAGAATCAATTTTGGATCGTTACTGATGGTAAAGAAAAAGTAGGCAATGTTATTGCTGATGGGTCTGGCTTTGAGGTAAAACTTAATGGCAATAAAACTCATTTCAAAAATACTAATACTATTCAGAAACAAACTAATATTCAGTTTCAAACAATTAAGATAGACAAGACTAAGAAAGAACTACCTTTCAACGAATATCCTACAACAAAGAAGGTATATAATTCTATACTTGATATCAAACGCAAGATCCATCTGTTCACAAAAACACAGAAAAGCAAGTGTTTTCACGCTGCGGGCTGGTATGTATTGTATCAGGGAGACGAGCCAACTGTCACATTTTGCCCTAAATACATCTTTATACAGCGTTATGAGTATGTAGGTCCATTTAAAACTGAGGACGAAGCGAAAAACTTGATAAATATCTAATGATTCATATCAAACGATTTATTGATAGGGTAGCCAGTATTGAAGGTAGACAGGGCAAAGATGTGGTTATTCCATTATCCGATGCCAGAGGTTTGCGTGATGAATTGGCTAAATTATTGGTAGATCACTATGAAGTTACTGAAGGAAAGAAGAACACTTCCGAAGTTATTCAAGTTGAACTAGTCGGAGGTAAATTTTAATGAGTAGAACACAACCAAAAGTATTATTGGAACTTGTAGATA